AGCCATTAGTTATTCTCCTAGACGCCGGTTGCAAGGCGATATTGATGAATGCCTTGGTTCCATGACACCAGAACTTCGACAAAGGAACCGGTAGCCGGTGCGGTATCAGGCACAACGTCCACAACCTTAAACGGGATCGCCGCCGTGGTTGCAGTGCTGTTCAAGACAGCCATTGCGCTGTTGCCGGTGGTCGTGCTACCAGCGTTAGGAACCAGCGCAGTATTTCCGCCAACCAGATTTGCACGGGTAGCTTGTGCAACAGTGGTAGTGCCAGAAACAATCGCGGTCTTCATCACCAGATCGGGATCATCCGCAACATACGCGACAATTGCGCTCGTGGTATCCGGGGTGCCGGTGGTCAGGGCGGGGTAATACTGCCCAAAAACACGTTGGTTGGATGAGTTGATATAACTGCAACCCATAAAGACACCAACGACGTTAACTGTGGTCACAGTCAAAGCAGCCGTAGTAATACAGCCATTTGAAGACATGAGAACCACATCACCAAAGAAAATACTGGTGCCGTGTGCCGTTTGGATCGGAATTTGCCGGGTTGAACCAGCGAAAACCTGTCCGCCCAGCAGATTGACGGGAATTAGCCCGTACGGTGCTGAAACAGTAGGATAAGCCATGTAAAACTCCTAAAAGTTGTTTAAATGTTACGTTATTTTTTGCCGCTGCCGAACGTCACTGACGACCTGTTATCTTTAAACAAGGGCATACGAGCGTCGTTCTGCTGCATGAAGCTGTTGTCTACGGCCTGTACCTGATCGTCTGAGGCTTTCTTGTAGAAAGCTGCGCGTTGTTCCATAAATTCTTTAGGAATTTTGCACAGCAAAAGCCCACCAATCTCGATATTGCCTTTAAATCTGCTGTTAGGGTCTGCGAACGCGAACATTTGCGGTTGACTATCCGCCTTTACGGGTTCCCAGCCTTCACGGAATTTTGCAGACGTATTTGTTGGGTCAAATTGCCCAAGAAGTGCCGTCCGTACCCACCTAAAAGAATACCCTTCCTCCGGTTGAGGAGTGGGCAAACCTTGAGGTTGTGTCCAGCGTTGAACGCGCTGCGTAGTTTCACGAGCTTCCATTTCACGAGCTAGACGATTTTCAGCCATTTGTATTCTCCAATTTTATAACTTCTCTTGCATAAGCTTCTGGGGTAAGTCCGAATTTCTTCGCTAGACCCATTTGCGTCTGCGTAAGTCGCACTTTATTTGGCGCGGTGCTGCGCGTTGCTGGAGCCACAACATTAGCTGCTTTGCGACCGGGTTGCCCCGTCGTTTGAGGAACGTCTTCAAAGTTCTCTGAAAACCGCTTCCTCATTGTTTCATCTACTCGGCGGTAGTAATCGTCACTACGAGGATCAACACCAGACCGGACTAACTTCTCATGCAAGCCAAGCGCGAGGGCAGTCATTTCCTCGTCTACACCAAACCAAGCATTTTTCTGCCGCCAAGTTTCTGCTTTTGCGTCAGATACTTGTGGTGCTTGTACCTGTTGATTACTTTCTACACCTATATTTTCTGCTTGTAAAGCGGGTTTATACCTTTGATATTCCTGGATCTTTAACTTTGCATCCGTCATAGCTTCTTGAGCGTCTGCAATTTCACCAGAATCGCCAGCCTCATAAGCCTGTTTCATTCGCTCTTTAGCGGACAGCAATTCCGCATTAGCGGTCTTTGTAATCTCGTCTACAAATAGCTTCTCGCCATCACCAAGCCTTTGTTTTAATTGTTTGTTCTCTTCTATGTAGGTATGGGCTACGCGTATAGCTTCGTCTTTCTCTCGCGTTGAGACTTCTTTAGCTCTACGTTCGTCATGCCATACCTTTTTCATCTGGCCTAGACGTTTTTTTACCTTGTCCGAATACTCGGCAAGATCGTCTTTTTCCAAATCATCAACCATCTCTTGAGGCAGCGGTTCCCTATTGCGGTCTGCCGCAGGGGTATCGTCTATAACCTCAATTTCAGGGACTTCTTCTACTTCAACTTTTATTTCTTCTTGCTCGTCTGGAAACTTATACGGTTCGTTTGCCATGATTTATCTCCTTATGCGCGGGCTATGCCGCGTGGGTCTTCTACAACTCCCTCAACTGCGTCGTCGTTAATTAAACGAAACTCACGGTTGTGAATCTTTAGGCGTGAACCCGTATTGGGGCGCACTAAAACAAAATCACCCTTCGCACACCATGCTCCGCTGGGGAAGCGGGTGGTGTCCTTGTAACAGTCTGGGCCAAGCTCAACAACAAATAGCACTGTGGTGAGGCGCTCTTCATAGGTCTTGGTAACGTCTGCTTTGACAATTCCACTCTCGTAAGTCCCGTCAATTTCGGGGACAGCACATAGCAGATGGAAACCTGATGGGAGTGGGAGTTGCTTTGCTTTTTGCTCAGGGGTGTCAGGCAGGACTGTGGACTGCTCCGGGTTGTTTGCATCTTGGCCTATAAAGATTTCACTCATTTGAATCTGTCTCCATGCGTTGTGCAAGGTCTGCGTTTATTTGCTTTGCAAACTCCAGACCCTGAATGAATCCGCAAAGTTTTTGATACTCTTCATATGTCTTGGCAGAACCCCTACCGAGGTGCTGTTCTATTTCAATGCGCCGTTCATCGAGTTTTGTGTCGATGTATTCAAGCGGGGTTGCATAGTTCATGCAGAATCCTTACCTGTGGGTTTCTGTTGTTGAATAGCTCTCTGCCGTTGTTGTTCTGTAATCTGTTCACGGTGCTTGGTCAGATCAATCGTCTTGTCTTTTTGGTGTTTGATTGAATCAGCTTCAATACGCATATTGTCTAGCTGCTGACGCCCCTGCACTTCCTGCTGCTTAATCTGAAGCTCCTGCTGCCTCATTGCATTATCAGCTTGGTCTTTAGCGGTCTTGCGTTGAACCTCAGACTCCTTGATCTGGAGTTCTTTCTGCTGCATTTGAATCAACGGGTCTTGGGATTGCTGTTGCGCCTGTTGCTGTTGAGCTTCAGCCGTGTTCTTCTGAAGCAGTTTTTCAGCCGCTTTGGCTGCAAGTTGAGCCAATTGCGCCTCCATTTCGGGCGGCAACTCTATACCTTCTTCATCGTTATCTTCATGCATTGGGGGCAGGGCTGCGCCAAGCATCTTCTCTATCTCTTTGCGATACTGGAACGCTACGTGTTCCATGACATGGGCTTGCGCTGCTGCCATGATTGCCTGTGCCTGGGGGTTTTGCCCCATGACTTGTGCAAGCTTGGGGTCGCGCATAGCAGTCATGTGAACCCCCAGATGCGCCTCGTGATCTTGAATTAAAAATGCCTTGACCGGTTTTCCACGCATGATATTCATGTTCTCGGTCACGGGATCAACTGGTTTCATGTCGTCAGATACAGGAACAATTTTGTCAGCGTTCTTCACACCCAAAGTTTCAATCATTTGCCTGTGAAGATAAGGCAAGTCGTATATCTGCGGTGCGCCGGCAGAAAGTTGTAAAACCGCTTGGAACTGAACCACCCGCTGGCTCATGGTAGAGGCGTTGGGGTCGCTTACCGGTATTACATCCACCATGTCGTAGTCGGACTGCTTGGCTTTCTTATTGCCAATTTCCGGCTCGTAGCTGTAGTCCGCAGGGGTGTTGTCTCGGATAATCCCAGCCAGCAGTTTAAACTCCTGCTTCATCGCATAATGTATACGCGCCTGAACAGCTGACATCACCTTCAGCATCCGCTCCAGAATAGCTAGAGTAGTGCCTACCGGAGACTGGGAGGACATGTCGCTGACCTTCAAATCACCTGTCGCAGCGAACCGCTGACCGTCAGCAACGATCTTGTCCATCAGTGCCAGCAAGACCTGACTCGGCTCCTTATAAGGGATCATCAAGATGTTGTCTCGAATTGCACCTGACGGCAGGTCTACGTCCCTAAATTCTCCAGGAGATATTGGCGTGTCATCACCCTTGATCCTTAGTCCTCGAGCTTTAAGACCACCCGGAAGGTTAGACAAGGTTCCTGCATCAACCAATTGCCGCATCAGAGACGTAGCTGCTTGAGCATGACCACCAATCAGGTGAATCAAACCAAAGTAATAGAAGCCAAAGCCGGGGATGTATCCGTAATGAACAAAGTGCTGACGGCGGAACTTGAGTTTGTCGTCTTCTAGCCAGTTCCTGCGTACCGCCAATATGGTGCTGGTGCCTTTTTCTATTGTTACTACATATGGTAAAGCTATGCCGGTAGGTTCGCCGTCTTGCTCGTCCTCATACCCAGCCAAGTCCATGTCAACGTGCATCTCCAGAATCTGAAAACGACCGTCCACGGAGGCGTTGAACCCTTGGTCTTTGGCTTTCTGCTTCTCTACCTCATCCATCACCATCTGGGGTTCGCCAAGGTCTACATCTACGTAGAAACCAGCTACCTGAAGGCGTCGTAGTTCATTCTTGGTCTTCCGCATCCTGTGCGTGACCCGTTCTGCCTGTTCTAGATTTGCTGCGCCGTAGGGTACGATGATGTCTTCAGCCGGGATAAACACCGAGGTCTGCCTATCTAGCGAGGGGTCGAAGTAAACTTTCTTGAAGGCATTACCTGCCAGACACAGGCTAATCAGCATCCGCTCATGCTCGGGGCGGTATTCACGCATTCTTTCGGTCAATTCGTAGTTCATGTCATCTGCAACACGAACTGAGGCATCTTTCTTTTCTTGGGTCTCTTTGCCAATGATTGTGGTCTTGACCGGCCCCGCAGCAGGGAAGGTCTCCATGATTGTCTCGGACTGAAACTTAACCGCGCTCTCCATTAGAAGGGGGTGAAACACACCACAAGACCCTGCCCAAGGTTCGGTTCTTTCCTCATACTTAAGACCTAACAGGCGAAGCCCTTTGACATAGGTATCAAGCCAGTCTTTGCGGGAATTGATGTCAGATTCGTAGTCACCCAACAAGTCAGAGGCTAGGCTCTGCAACTCATTTGCACCCATCTCTTCAGCGAGGTTATCGTCAAAACAAGCATCTTTTGGCGGGACTAGCTCCTCCCCGTTAATCTTTACCGACTCGGGGTCTTCAATCTCAATCTCAAGTGCCGGTTCAAGAGCTTCAAGCCCTTGCGGGGCTTGGTAGAGAGCTTTATCCATGTTTGTTGCCATGATCTATCCTTAGATTAACTTGCAATTACCTTGGCTGTATTCTCGCGGCATTTGAACGGAACCACCCGCTTTTTTAGTTACAGTTTGAGGAGTGACTTCTGTAATTGAGTTTCCAAAATGTATCCCCGTCCCAGCGTTACCTAAAGGGCTTTCGCTGCGATAAATATCCACTGGGTTAAATCCAACTTCTGGATTTGTTTTATATGAAAACTC